AAATGAGAAAAAATCAATTATTACCTCCAGAAATAAGCCAAAAAATAGCACAGAATCCACAGATATTACAATATGTTATGGATATAATACAACAAGCTGAAACACCAGCACCACAACCAAATATTGGTATAACTAATAATCCTATTATGTAGGATTATTTTTATATAATTCGCAGGAATAGCGAAAAAATCCAAAAATGAAAGGAATACTTATGGAAGAAGAAGCAAACGAAAGCGCAAACAATCTTGAGGTCGCTGATCAAGAAGAGGTAGTTGAAAATACTACTAGTCCTGTAGAGGAATCGACAGAAACTACTGAACAATCTGATGTAGAGAAAGGAGAAGAAACTACAGAACAAACTGAAGAAGCTCAAGCAGAAACAAAAGCAGTTCAAAGCGATGAGGACAACTCAAAATTTAGACTTGCTAGAATTAAGGCTGAAAAAGAAGCTGAAAAGAAAATAGAGCAAGCCAGAAAGGAAGCCTATGAACAGGGATTAAAGCAAGGACAGGTTCAAACTTATATTGGAAAACAAAACCCTTATACAGGGGAAACAATAAAGGATGACTTTGATGTGCAAGAATACCTAGATATGTATCAATTAGATACAACAGGTAAAGACCCAATAAGTGGGTATAGAGAATTGCAGAAACAAAAAGCTAGAGAAGAAGCAGAAAAGAAAATAAAGGCAGATGAAGAAGCTAAGCAACAAGAATGGTATCAAAACGATACTAAAGAGTTCTTAGATAAATACCCATCTGAAAAACTACAAGAGCTTATGAAAGACGAAGATTTTAATCTATTTGCAGAAGGAAAGATTGGTAAAATTCCATTATCACAGATATATGAGAATTACCAAAAACTAATAAACAAATATGAGAAAAAATCTGTTGAAACTGCTAAGCAAATAGTAGCAAATAACTCGACAACACCAGGAGCTATTGAGGAAAGCGAACCACAAGAGCTAAACTGGAACACAATGTCGAAAGAACAATTTGAAAAATATTATCAAAAAGCCATAGATGGCGAATTGAAATAGTTACTCACAGCCAAGAGTAGCTATTTTTTATTATGAAAAGGAGTGATGTAAAATGGCTACAAAAACACAAGTTATAACAAATGTAACTGGACATAATCAATTAGCAGCAGAGGACAAAACTTTTTATGAGAGAACTTTGATAGAAAGATTGTTACCACAATTAAATTTCTATAAAGATGCTCAAAAGAAAAAACTACCAAAAAATAATGGTAGAACAATGAATTTTAGAAAATTTAATTCATTAACAGCACCAAATGCAAGTTTAACAGAAGGAATAACACCAGATGGAAATAACCTAGATATATCAGTTATTAATGCAGTAGTTGCTCAAGAAGGAGATTATGTAGTAATTTCTGATTTAATCCAAATGACAGGAATTGATCCAGTATTAACTGAAACATCAGCATTATTAGGAGAAGAAGCTGGAGAATTAGTTGATACTCGTATTCAAGAAGCTGTATCAACTGGAACAAATGTATTTTATGCTGGTGGGGTTGCAACAAGAGCAGCACTTGCAACAGGAGACAAAAAACTATCTGGAGATGACATCAAAAAAATAGTTAGAAAATTAAAAAATGCAAACGCAAAAAGATTTGCTGATGGATTCTATCATATGCAAATAGATCCAGATATAGCTTATGACTTAATGGCAGACCCATTCTGGGTAGATGTATCAAAATATGCTAAACCAGAACAAATGGAAAAAGGTGAATTAGGTAAAATGCATGGAATGAAATTCTATGAATCAACAAACCTAAAAACTGTAACACAAGATTCAAAAGATATTCACCTATCTTATGCTTATGGAAAAGATTCATATGCATGTGTTGATCTAGAAGGTGGAGCAGGAAAACCAGAAATCATAGTAAAACCAAACGGTTCTGCTGGAACTGGCGACCCATTAGATCAAAGAGCATCTGCAGGTTGGAAGAATTGCTTTACAGCAGTTATTACACAACCTCTTGCATTCGTTAGAGTTGAAACTTGCGTAAATGCTTAATATAAGGGGCTTATTCGCCCCTTAATTTTTTTATAAGGAGGAAATAGATATGGCAACAAAGAAAATTGAAAAAAACATGGAAGATACTGCAAAAGAAGTATCAGAAAAGAAAGAAAAAACTTATAAAGTTCGTATTCCAATAGATACATTAAATCCAAAGGATAAAGAAGTAATTGTTGGAGTAAATGAAAAATACGCAAAAATAATCAGAGGAGAAGAAACAGAAGTTTCTGAACCAGTTTATGAAGTATTAAAAAATGCAGGGTTGGTATAAAAACCAACTCTTTTTATCACTTTTAAGGGAAATAGCTAGTTCGACTCTAGCAAAAGTGAAAGGAGAAATGAAAATGACTTGGGGAGAAATACAAAAAATAGCATTAGAGAAAATGTTCGCAAAAGATGAACCAATAAGTGTAGATGATTTAGATAATTTAAAAAATGACGATGATTGCAAATGGTATTTAAGTGCAATGCCAGAGGTATGTAATGAGGCAATAGAAAGATTGAAACCTTACTGTATGAATATATACGAATACAATGAGGAAACAAAACAGTATGACAAGACAGTAGTTGAACATGTAGATTCAGACACAGATACAGAGTTTGCAATAGGTTTGCCAGAAAGTGCATGTGTATTAATTCCTTTGTATATTGCTAGTCAATTGTATAAAGACGATGATATAGCACAGGCAACAGCATATAGAAACGAATTTGAAGTTGGACTACAAGACTTAAATGTAGAAATAGAAAATCAAGATTTTATAAAAGAGGTATATTAGTATGGCAAATTTTAATGTTCCTAGTTCACCAGCAACATATGAAACTAATTTAATAGGATTCTTAGGTGTAGATTTTTCGTCATCTATAAGTGATATAGATAAAAGAAGAAGCCCAAATGGACATGATTTTATTAATAATAATGGAACAATAGAAAAAAGAAATGGATATAAAGTCCTTGCCTATTTAGGACAAGAAGCAAATATAAATGGAATATGGAATGTAGATACAGTTAGTGGAGAGTTCTTTGTAGTGCATTGTGGAACAAAACTATATGAAATGGCAGCAGATTTTAGCAGTTATTCAGTAATATTGAATGGTTTAAAAGATACAATATCACAAGGTATAATAATAAATTCTAAATTGCTTATTTTAGATGGAAAAAGAGCAATAGTTTACAATTTACTTGCCACTTCTAATAAAGTATCATATTTAGATTCTATAGGATATATTCCTACGACACAAATATCAAGAGATCCAAATGGATTAATGAGCACAGCATATGAAAAAGTAAATCTTGTATCAGACAGCAGAGTAAATCAGTTCTTGGGAAATGAAACAGATACAACATACCAATTAGACGAAACAAACATAACAAGAGTAGATAAAGTAGAGGTTCTAAACAATAATGGACAATGGATAACAAAAACTTTTAGAACAGATTACACAGTAAATGAAAGTTTAGGACAAGTAATATTTAATTCAGCACCAGGAGCTTCACCTGTAAATGGAAGAGATAATGTAAGAATCAAATACACTAAAGTTAATTCTGATAATAAATCCCAAGTAAATAAATGTTCAATAATGAGTGTATATGGATATGCAGGAGCAAACAATAGAGTATTTTTAGCAGGAAATCCAGATTATCAAAACATAGTAATGTATTCGCATTTGGAGGATATAACATATATACCAGTAGAAAATGTTATAAGAATAGGACTAGAAGTATGTCCGATAAAAGCATTAATAAGACTAAATGATGGAAAACTTGCAGCATTAAAAGAAGTTTCTGATACAGATAGCACAATTTTTTATATAGGTTATGGAACATTTAATGGAGAAGAGGCATTCCCATTGGAAGGAAGCACAAAAGGAGAAGGTTGTATAAACCAAAGAGCATATGCAACTTTGATTAATGAACCTTTAATTCTAACGCATAATGGTATATTTGCACTAAATACAGCACCTATAACAGACGAAAGATATGTATATCATAGAAGTTATTACATAGATACAAAATTAAGAGCAGAAGCAAACCTAGAGAACGCAGTAGGTGTGGTAAATGAAGGTAAGTATTATTTAGCTATAAACGATCATGTTTATGTAGCAGACAGTAGATTTAAAAGCAATAGCAGTAATTCTAAATACAGTAATTATCAATATGAATGGTATTATTGGACTAATTTGCCAGTAAGAGTATGGTTCGTATGGAATAATGAGCTATATTTTGGAGATAAATACGGAAATATATGTAAATTTAGAGATAATAACGATGTAAATAGATTTAAAGATAATACGGACAATGTAGAGGCAGAGTGGAACTCAGCAATATTGGACTTAAATTCTGCATCAAAGAAGAAAAATATTAAGAGAGTAGCAATAGAAAGCAATCCAACAAATTCTAAATTAGAGGTAGGATATAGACTAAAAGGTGGAGATAAACAAGTATTAAGTAAAGAATATATCAATTCTACATATCCAAAAACAACTATGATAAGAAAGAAAGCTAAAAAGCTATCTTTCTTTTCTTTGTATGTAGCAAATGACGAAGCAAGTAATATGAACTTTAATTCTATTTGTGTGGTTTATACGATAGGAAGTTATTATAAAGGAGATTAAGATGTCAGAGCCTAAATATGATGAAGATTTAGTAAATTTAGGATATTTAAAAAGAGTAATTTCTGATACAGAAGAAGGTATAAATATTGATTTTAAGAATGTTAGCAGACATTACGGAAGTCAACCTATTCCTCCATACTATGAAGGTGACACATGGGTAGATGGTAATATAGTTTATACATGTATCAATACTAGATTAGTTGGATCATATACAGCTTCAGATTGGGTAACGGAAAGTGGAGCATTACAAAGAGCAGATAATAAAAGCAAAGTCTTTTTAACGCAACCAAGTAATTATAAACCAGGAGACATGTGGATTTTACAATCAGATAATGACCATAGAGCAGGTAAGAAAGGCGAGATTCTTATAACAACAGCAGGAAGAGCAGTTTATGATTCTGACGACTGGGTAAATATGCTAGGTTATGGCACAATACGCAGCATAAATGAAGTTGCAGATAATCTTAACAATGCAATAACTAGAATAGGTGTAGTAGAAGAAGCAATAGAAGATGGAATAATAATTACCTTTTATCAAGCATCAGAACCAGAAGGTGTGCATATTGGTGACTTATGGTATGTGACAGGAACAGTAACGGGATATACACAAGGAAAGATATATAGATACAATGGAAGCACATGGGATTTATTAAATGATCCAGCAATACAACAAGCATTTACAGAAGCAAACAACGCAAGATTAGTAGCAGATGGTAAAATCCAAAGTTTTTATAGCGCTTCAGAACCTACAATTGGAGATATAGGTGTAGGAGATTTATGGATAGATACAGACGATAATAATAAGTTATATAGATACAATGGAACAAATTGGGTTGCATGTTATGATACAAGAATAGATGACATGGTAGAAACAGTAGAAGAAACAACAGAAAGAGTAACTACTATTGAAACTGATTTAGGAGAAATAGATTTAACAGTAAAAGAAACAACTACAAGAGTAACAACTGTAGAAGGAAATATAACAAATCTCCAAGCCCAAATAGATGGAGCAATACAATTTTGGAATGGAAGTGCTATTCCAACATTAAATAATTATCCAGCAAATGAATGGACAACAGAAGCATTAAGAAATAATCACAGAGCAGATATTTATACTGTTATACAAGATGTTTCTGGAGAACTAAAACAAGGTAAAAGTTATAGGTTTGACAAAGTAGGTAGCACTTGGCAATGGGTAGAATTAACAGATAATGAATTAAGCGCAGTTCAAGCATTAGCAAATAGTAAAGCAAAAGTATTTTATACAACACCAACAGTTCCATATAATTTAGGCGATTTATGGCTTAAAGATGGCAAATTATACAGATGTAAAACTGCAAAAGGTGCATCAGGTTCTTATTCAGCAAGTGATTGGGAAGAAGCAGTAGAATATACTGATGATACAGTAGCAAACATAGCAAAAGGTTTAGCAGATGCAGCACAAGATACAGCAGATGGAGCAGTAACAGCAATAAATAATATAAAAGATACAAAAGGACAAGCAGAAGGCAAATATATATACCTAGATGATAGTTCAGATGACACAATAATATCAGCAAAGTTTAATGGAGAAACAAGTCAAGATGGAGAACCAAGTCCAAGTAATCCAAGTGAAATAAAGAACCTGGAAGGGAAGAATAAGTTTAGTGGCTGGATTAAAGGAAAGGGATTACATTCTACAACTGGAGCAGAAACAACTTGGGACAATGCAGCAGCAAGTGATTATATTCCAGTAAATTTTAATATAAATCAAAATTATTATTTAAGTGGATTAACTAATACATTAAACAATTTTGTTGCAGCATATAATTCAAACAAAGAATTTTTAGGGAGAACAAGTGGTAGTGCAACTACATATAGGTTATTAAAATCTAGCGTGTTTACAGCTGGAACAGCACAAGGAACAGGAGATATCGCATATTTAAGAGCAACACAATATTATAGTTCTGGAAACACAGGAACAATAGACGATATAGATAATTTACAAACTCAACTAGAAGTTCGGAAATTCAAAAACTCCATACGTTCCATATAATAGTTTAGAAGTTAAAGTAGTAAATAAAAATATATTTGATAGTGAATATGATACTGAAATACAATTAGTTAAATCAACAAAACGAACTATAAATATAAAACCATTAAACAATGTAATATTAGAACCAGGAACATACACAATATCATTTCCAGATTTAGTGGTTGAAAATTCAAATTCAAATCTTTCAGTACAGCTTGTTGGTCTTGAAAGTGGAGGTAGCTGTCTTACAAATAAATCAAGAAGCATTACGATATCAGAACAAAAAACATTAAACTATTTATATGTTTTTTTAAGCAGTTCAGATAATGATAATGCAACAGCCACATTTACAAAAATACAATTAGAAAAAAACACAAAAGCAACAGACTATGAACCACACCAAGAACAAACAGTCTATTTCCCATTAGCAGAAGGACAAAAACTATACGAAGGAAGTTATCTTGCAGATGATGGAATACATCATATAAGGGAGCAAATTGTATTAGATGGAACAGAAACTTACACATTTTATCCCAACAAAACAAGTACATTTATGTTAGGTTTAGGTAAACTGTCGGCTAGTGGCATTTGTTCACATTATTCTTCTATTGCAGCAAGTAAATTTGATATAGAAACAGGAATATATTTATTAAGTATACGTAGTGCAGTTATATCTGACACAAGATTTACTACAATAAATGATTTTAAAACATATTTAGCTCAACAATATGCTAATGGAACTCCTGTTGTTATCGAATATGTGATGAAGGAAGAAGAAGAAATAATACCTTACAATACAGACCAACAAGCAGCATGGATTAAGATTAGAAGTTTATTAACATATAATAATATAACAAATATTTATTCTGATGCTTATGCAGAAATAGAGTATGTAAGAGATAATGGACTAGATATATATGAGACAAAAGCAAGCGCAAAAATAACTAAAGAAGATGTAGCTCAATTAAAAATCGAAAAAGACAGAATAATAAGTGAAGTATCTAGCACACAATCCCAATTAAATAACTATTATACAAAAAATGAAGCAGATAATAATACAAATAGCACAAAGGCAGAATTAGAAAACATTATTCAACAAAATAAAACGGAAATAGAACAAACAACACAAGCAATTAATTTAAGAGTAAGTTCTATTGAAACAAATGGCGTAGATAAAATAGAAACTTCTATGGGATATACTTTTGATAATGATGGTTTGAACATTGACAAAGAAGGAGCAGCGACTGCTTCTACAATAGATAATGAAGCCTTTAAAGTAAAGAATAAAACTGCCAATGAAAATGTTTTCTTTGCGGGATATGTAAGCGACCAAGATAGTGCATATCGTGGACAAACCATAGTAGAAAGCACGAACTTAGTTGTAAAAAATTATTTGAATATAGAAGGTGCATCAAGATTTCAACCATATGTCAACCCAACTTTAGGGGGACATGGTACTGGTGCTTTCGATATAGGATAGGAGGGAGAATATGGCAGTAAATGGATATTTAGAAACAAATAGCTATAATGGTGCTTATTTAAGGCTTGATTGGACAAGAACAAGTTATGACAGCACAAATGGCATAAACTATGTCCATTGGGTTTTAAAAGGTGTTAAGTCATCATCAGGATATTATTATGCAAGAAAATTTAAAGTGACATCTTATAATTTCGTAACAGGAATTACAACAGAATTATATAATAGTTCTTCCGATATTCAACTTTATAACGGAACTGTTATTGCTGAAGGCGATACAAGTTTTACAACCAATTCAGATGGAACGTGTAGGATACAATTTAATATAGAGGGTGCAATTTATACATATGCAGTAAATTGCACAGGTTATGCTGCTTGGGAATTAGATACAATACCTAGAAAGTCTAGTATGACAGTATCAGCAGGAACAATAAATGGAACAAAACCAACTTTTACAATAGACAGAAAGAGCAATAGTTTTACACATACTTTAAAATATATTACACCAGGCACAAGCTCTGAAGTTCAAATAGCAACTAATGTAGGAACATCATATAATAGTTGGACACCACCAAGCACATTATATCAGTATTTTCCAAATTCACCTTATATAACA